CAGCTTGAGTTAGACATTTATGAAGACGGCGAGTTCGTCGAGAAAATCACCGCGTCCCAGCCTTAAACAGGGGTTATGGACTACTTAGTAAAACGGGCTTATAGTTAGGATAAAGCCGTGTCTCAAAAGTTGGAGCTTTAGATGGCAGAAGCCGCCGAAAAATTTGAAGAGCTTATCGTCCCCGAGGGCGGTATAGCGGATTTCGTTGGTACAGAAGAAGAAGTTGAGGCTATGGAAGCCGAAGACGCCAAGAAAGAGTTTGGCGAAGCCGGCATTGCGGAGTTCTCAGATGTTGCCAAACGGATGGCGGGTTATGGTCGTTTTGGAGACGACACACTAGCTCACGTTGAAACCGGCGAGCTTATTATTCCACGCGCTTTGATCGAAGGTAACGAGAAACTTCGTGAGGACATCTTTAACAACTTGCGGGAACAAGGCGTAGAAGATCCGGAACGGTATGTCGTTGGTTCTGAGGCAAACAGCCTGAACCCTGACACCGGCTTACCGGAGTTCTTTTTTAAGAAGCTTTTCAAAGGCATATCAAAAGCCTTCAAAGGTGTTGTAAAAGTATTTAAGAAGATAGCTCCTATCGTTCTGCCCATGGTCCTCGGACCACTCGTCGGTCCTATTGCGGCAGGTGCTTTGGGTTCTGGTATTGCTACTTTGATGAACGGTGGAGACCTTGGGGACGCTCTTAAAGCGGGTTTGACCGGTGGTCTCATGGGCGCAGCAAGCAGCTTCGGTGGCGGGTTCTTAAAAGGTTTCCAGAAAGGTGGTTTCCAAGGTGGTATAAGTGGCGGCATCGGTTCCCTTAAAGCGTCTGTAGGTTCAATGTTTGGTGGAGCAAGTACCCCCGCCCCTGTTGAGTTCAAGGAGGCTGTTTCAAGGTCGGGGGCTGGAACGAGTGCGGGTGTGGGGGCTGACACGGCGGTATCAGCTACCCCAGCTACCCCAGCTACCCCAGCTACCCCAGCTACCCCAGCTACCCCGGCTACCCCGGTTACCCCGACTGACGTTGCAAGTGCGGCTGTAACGCCTACCGATGTTGCCACTGACGCGATCACAACGGCACCTAAGCCCATAAAACCCGACTTATCCACCTTTTCGTCGAATGTACCTGTCACATCGAAGGCACCTGTCACATCGAAGGCACCTGTTACTTCGGGCGACGGTTTCTTTTCAAAAGCACAAAACCTTTTCTTCCCGGATCCCTCTACTGATCCAAGCTTTTTACGTAAGTACGGACCCATCGCCGTGGCAGGTCTGGGCGTAGCTGGTGCAGCGGGAGGTTTTGAGAGGCCAAAATTTGAACCAGAACTTCCAGAAGGTTTTGAATTAACCGGTGCTCAGTTATACGAGCAAAACCCAGAGCAATACACACCACGAATTGATTACGGTCCTGCTCCAAACATATCAGACGTCAGAACGGAAAGTCGTTTTGGGGACGTAATTTCTACAGCGCCTCAATCTTTTTATCAGCCCTACCCCTTTACTCGCCCGGAGGGTGAAGGCTCCGTGTTTGATAGACCGATGATTACGATGGCCGAGGGTGGTGAAGTATTTCCGCGCCGCAACGGCGGCATTATGCCTAACGAGGGTACGCCGGGGGAAGACAGTGTGCGAGCCATGCTCATGCCCGGAGAGTTTGTTATGACTACGGACGCGGTCCGTGGCGCGGGGAACGGGAACCTTAACAAAGGTATCAACAACATGTACTCTGTTATGCGAAACCTAGAAAGCCGGGGAAGAGCGTCCTAATGACTGAAAACACAACCCAGACGGTAATTCAAAGGCCCGCTCCTGAAATAGAAGCCGCGGGCCTTGGTATTTTCAACGCGGCACAAGATCTTATTAACCAGCCCACTCCAGTACCAACCCAGCAGATCGCTGGTTTTTCTGGTTTACAGTCCGCCGCCACGGGGTTAGCTGGGTCTGGGATTGGAAACTATGTTCCGTACTTAGAGCAAGCGGGATACACTACCGGTGATGCTCAAGGCGCTATTGCAGGTGTTCTACCCGGAGCACAGCCCTATCAGCAAGCTGCCACCCAATACATGACACAAGCTGGGCAGCAGATACCGGGTCAAGTTGCGGCAGCGCAACAGGGCCTCATGCAAGCTGGGCTGTTTGGTCAAGGGGCCGCGGCCCTCGGCATGGCGGGCCTTGCGCCGTCTAGGGCTCAGGCATTTTTTAACCCGTACGAAGACGCGGCCGTTCAGCAGGCAATGCGGGACATTCGCCGTGAAGGCGACATCGCGCAGCAGGGACAACGAGCACAGGCTGTGGGTGCGGGTGCTTTTGGCGGATCTCGTTCGGCGATCGCCGAGGCGGAACTTGGTCGCAATGTCTTGCAGCAACAAGCACGGACCGCGGCTCAGATGCGTCAAGCCGGTTTTGAGAGCGCAGCTCAGAGAGCGCAGCAGGCTGCCCAACTGTATGGTCAACTCGGTCAAGCCGGCGCTGGAACCGCGCTGAGTGCTGCGGAAGCTGCGGGTCGTTTTGGATTGCAAGGCACTGAGCTAGGAAGCCGTGTTGGTGAGGGGCTGGGAAGTCTTGGTCTACAATACGGCAGCCTTGGTTTGCAGGCAGGCGACGCACTAAGCACGCTGGGTCTTCGTCAGGCGGCTCTTGGTGAGACCGCGCAGCAGATGGGTCAGCAGCAAGCTGGCTTCTTGTTTGATATGGGCGCACGTCAGCAGGCTCAACAACAGGGTGAACTGGATGCGCTTTACCGCAACCAGATGGCGGCTTATCAGCAGCCTTATCAAAATCTTGGGTTTGTTAGTGACATTCTTCGTGGTACACCATCGTCTCAGATGACGAGCACCGCAGGTTATGTGGCACAAGCCTCGCCGGTACAGCAGTTCCTTGGAACGGGCATTGCAGGATTAACTGCCGCGGCAAACGCTCAAAGAGTGTTTGGCAATAGCGGGTAGGAGTGAACAAAATGAACAGATCTGTTATGAACCGTCAAATGTTTGCCAAGGGCGGACCGGTTAGATACATGCAGCAGGGCGGTGTTGCGGCTCCTATGCCGATGGCCGCTCCTGCCCCCGCTCCTATGCCGATGGCCGCTCCTGCCCCGGCCCCGATGCCGATGGCTCCCCCTGCAATGGCGGCTCCCCCTCCCGTAGACCCGATGGCCGCGGCCCAAGAAGCGATTAATCCTGCGGAACTTGAGGGGATGTTAGCTCAAGCCTCACAAACCATCGGTGATTTGGATCAGGCAGGAAGTTACGAAGAAGTAATGAACATGATGCGCGGTGACGAGGCATCTGTTCAGGAGCGTCGTTCTGAGTTGGCTGGTTTGGTTGGTCCGGAAGACGCACAGCAAACACCTGAGTCTGTTTTGACTTTGGTTCAGCCTGTTATTCAAATGGCGTCGGTGGATCAGGGCATCGGCGGTCTGGCTCAAGAGCAGATGTCGGCTCCTGTTGAAGGAGACATGGCTGGCGGGATTATGTCTACAGTAGGAATGGGTGCTCCGGAGGGGCCGCCCCCTGTAAATTTTAATCAAGGCGGCGTAGTTCGCCGCCCGGGTCCATTTCCAGACGCAATGCTACCGGACTTCACTTCGGTTATGGAGGCTCGACCCTCGGGGCAAATTCTTAGTATACCACGTCCGCCGGGATACACCCCCGAAACGCCTATGTATCTCCGGCCTTCTGAGAGATTTCGTTTCGAAGACTTGGACCAACCTATTCCAGAGGCTATACGAGGCATGCCTCGGGACTACCGTTCCGACCCTATCTCGGCAGACGCTTCTTCGTACGAGCAGGAAACGCTTGGCGAGGGCGGAGCGCAGCTTCCGGACACGCAAGCAGCTATGGAGGGCATGGACCCTTCTTCCGAGTCTGCAGAACTGGCTGCGGATACCGTTGATCCGTTGGATAGCCTAATGTCGGAACTTGGCTACGGGGACGAAAGGTCTCTGGACGAGTACTTTCAGGAAAGCCGAGACTTATACAGAGGGTTAATCTCTGAAGCAGATCGGGAAGCCTCTCGATCCGACGTTAGAGAAGCTGCGAAAACTCAATTCCTTAGCGACTTAGGTAAGGCGGGTCTTCTCCTAGCTTCTCCCACAGCTTCTCCAATGAGCTTCTTCGAGAAGCTTTCCGGAGCGGTTAGCGGAAGCGAAATGTTTGATAATTTGGCGAGGCAAGCCGCAGCAATTTCAGAGGCAGAGCGTGGGTTCCGAGATCAAGACCTTAAGCTGGACCTCGCCGCACTAACGGATGCTCAAAAAAGATCTCTTGCGGACCAAGAAGCTCGACGCGCACTTCAGCTAAGGATGTTGGAAGAAGAAAAAGATGCCTCGGGTATTTACACCGTTTTAGGACCTGACGGGGAAAGTTATTCTGGGTTTTTCACAGACAGTCAACTTCAGGAGATACAGAGGCTAGGAAATTATCAAGTTTTTGAGGGTGGGGAGTATGATCCGGACGGTGAGGCTGGTTCTGAAGGCTTTGTAGCGGTTAGGTATCCCGATGGATCAGTAAGAACTATTCCGGAAAGTGGGTTGGCTGCGGCTGTTGGCGCGGGCGCAACACAAGTTACAACGCCGTCGAGTGAACAGCCCATGGTGCAGCCTATTCTATTTATTAAAAATAATCAGAAGATGGTTTTTAACACCCTCGACGATGGAAAGACTGTTAGGGTTAGGGATCCGGGTACCGGAGAGATAACAAATATACCCATGTCGGACGCCGTGGATATGTTCGGTCAAGCCGTTGAGATAACGTGTGATGATGCGGCACAAATTGCTGCTTCCTTTGCGAGAGAGTCAGAACTAAACCAGCAATTGGCGTATTTTGAGCAAACAGGTGAGTTTGCTTCACCGGGATTCAATCCGTTATCCACCGGTCAAGGCGATATGGATTTATCTTACGCCACCTCTTCTGCTGAAGAATTAGCACCGGGGTCCGGCCTATTAGAAGAGGCTGCTCAAAAATCGGGTGGTGTCGCTGCGGCTATCCGGAGTTCGGCAAGTACGCTGTCCGGTGCGCTTGGAGCCGGGGAAATTTATCCGGAAACTACGGAAGCAAAGAAAGATTTAGAATTCTTCATGGTTCTTGCTAGAGCCGCGCTGGTCACTAACCCACGATACCCTGTTACAGAGTTAGAACAGGTTTCACGGCTGTTTCCTAACCCCAGAGAGATGTTCTCGAGCCCACCCGAAGGTGTGCGAACCATTCGAAGAATTAAGAAAGCTCTTCTTAAACTAAAGTATGATACCTTGGTTGAGCAAAGGAATCTGGCAGGTTCGGGACGTTCAAGTCCTACTCGTGAGGCGCAGCTTGCGGAGTCCATGCGCCACGTCAATCTAGCCTTGTCTATGGTACAAGATGTAGACCTAAGCAGAGAGCCAAACTTCGCCAGAAACATGGGAACAACAAGTTTCGCGGATTTTGTTTTGTCGGATCCAAACGAATTTGATAGAGTAAATGCGGGACGAGAAGGGGTGGAGTAATGACTGTTCAAGGCGCGGGCGGTGCGCCCCGATTAAAATCGACAAACCTATCGGCAAGAGAGCTGGAAAGACTGGCTTTGGGTGGAAGACGTGGTGGTACCACTACGAATTTAGAAACAGGCGAACAAATTACAATTGCTGAAGAAAGACCTGAAACGGTAATTGCTCGATACTTGTCTAACTTGGCGGACGTCACCGGACAAAACGCTACGTATGAGGGTCTTAGAACAGGTACCGCGCCTTGGTTTGATTACCAAGAGGGTCTTAAAAACCTTAGTCCTTCCGACAGATCATACACGGACTTTGAGATTATAAGTCTTCTCGGGAAAGATGAAGAGGGTTCCCCGCTACAGTTTGATCTAGGGTTTACAGAAGGTTTACAGCGCGGAGCGCTTGGGGGGACTGGCATACTTGCCGGTACGATAGCCGGTGGTAAGACTGGTGCTAGAATTGGTACTCAAGCAGCTCGTGTTATTCCGCATCCGCTAGGTAAGGCTGCGGCCCCTGTTGTCGGTGGTGCTATAGGTGCTATAACTGGCGGCATTACGGGGTTTATGGGGGGTGAAGCTGCGACGGAACAGATTATGGGGCCGGAGGCTCCGATTATTCCGGGTGTGGGAAGAGCGGAATATGAGGCAGGAAAAACTGTTGCTTGGAACCTTCCCTCGGCCCTTTTGCCTTACGGCATTGGCAACAAAATACAGCCCAACTTGACTAACTTAGTCGATAACCTTTCTGAAATTGGTGTTAAACCTGATTTAAACATAGGCCTTGCTAGCTGGCTCCAACGAAATACCGTTCAGTTAGGCAGGGCAGCTAGACAAAAACCTCTTGCGGTGGGTGTTGTAGAAGCTGGTGCGGTGGGTGGCATGGGACTTGGAGCGTATTCCGCCGAGACAGTTGCGCCAGCCGATCCGGCTGCTCGTCTGGCATCTGAATTTGCTTTTGGTCTTTTGGGTTCTCTTGCTTCAAGCAGCATAGCCACCCCCGTTATAAGCGCGGGCAGTGGACTTCGTTCGATTGGCCAAGAAATATCTAGAGATCCCGCCTTGAGCTTTTCCGACCCCGCATCTTACGCTACGAGCATAAGCAGACTAGTACAAAGAATGCTTAACCCATTAGAGGAAAACGCCCGTAGATCCGCGGCTAGAAGCCTTAAGGATTCTTTGTTGCAGCAGGGAGAAAGCCCCGAAGCGGTGGCGGCGTTGCTGGGTGCTCGTTCAACGCTACCTGTAGAAGTGGTAGAAACTTCCGCGACGCGTGGTAGAAGCCCTACGCTCCAAGCCATAGAAACGCAACTTAGGCAAATAGATGATGAGCTAAACAGTAAATTAGGGGGCAATGCAAGAAAGATTATTGCTCGCAAGGCTAACATTCTAAGAGACCTCTTTAGCTCAGAAGATTATCAAGACCTCCAAAGAGCGGGGACTTTAGCCTCCACCACATTTCGGGTGGGGCTTGAAGAACAAATGGGGTCGGCGGCAGACAGGGTTTTAAGAGCTGCAGAGCAGGTTGCTCCCGACGGAACGGTTTTAAATAATCGTGAGCTGGGTCTTGCCATGTCTAGAACAATGGATGGTATTTTGTCCCGTGCTCGTACCTCAGAAGAAAACCTTTACAGGAATATCCCCAGCATTCCAATACCTGCTTTTTATATTGCAGACGGAACGGTTTCCCCGGAACCCACAGTTCTTTCTGTGTTTGACGAAGTCATGGAACCTTTCTTGGAGAACGCAGGATCAGAGGCTGCTTTCGAACGAGCGTTAGGCTCAAAAGGTCTTGTCAGAGATTTAGATCAGCTAAGAAAAGATCTAGGCCCGGTACCGGCGGATATGTCCTCTGATAATGTACCTAGGATTAGAAGCACTCTGGCGGGAATACGTACCCGCGAAGCAAACATGGTGAGAGACGAGAACCCGTTTGTAGGCCGCGCTGACCGATTCATTTTAGAAAATGAGGGGCTTTCCAACGCTGAGATGGCGGCGGCACTAAGAGAAGAGTCCGACAGGATTCTTGCGCAAACCTCTCGAAGAGAGAACACGCCTCAAGCTAAATATGGTCAGCTGCTTGAAAGAAAAGCAGTTCTATATAGCCTAAGGGCTGAGAATGAGGCACAACAGGCTGCAATCACGGTCCCCATCACAACAAAACGGCTGCAAACATTAAGAAGCACGGCTCTTGCGACAGCCCGTGCTGAATCGCAACCCGGAGGGGATGACCGAATTGCCAAGCAGGCATATAGAATAGCCGAAGCCGCTCGAAGAGATTTGGAAAACTTTGCACAGTACTCGACCGATCCGCAGGCACAAAACTTTAGAGTAGCCTTGACTGCGGCAAACGCTTACACAAGAGCTCTTCACGACGCCTTCAGCCGTAACTTTGCTTTGAGGGGGAGCCGTAACAAAACCCCGGAGGGGGACCTTGTTACACCGCCGGAGCTTTATGTCAGAAATCTACGGTCTACAGATAACGATGTTAACGCTGTGTACTATGCTGAACTCGACCGAGTTCATAATTACGCAACAGAAAAAGGCCTCATAGATCCTGAAGCAAGAACCATAAAACAAATGTATTTAAACATTTTAAGAAATGGTGCTCGGGAGACTATGGATGCCGACGGTATGCCTAACCGCGCAAAATATGAAAGCTGGCTAAATAATAACCGCGATGTCTTAGAATTTTTCCCTGAACTAAAACTAGAATTATCTGATTACGACAAAGCTCTCCGATTGTTTGATGAGAACAGCCGTGTTGTTGAAAACATGAGACGGGAGGCGGAAGACGAACTGAACTTTCTCCAGATAGGTCTTCCTCTTCGTGTAGGCGAAGGAACCGAAGATCCCGCAGGTCTGGTACACAAAATTCTTACAGAGCCAACAACTCGTGCAAGACGGCTAAACGACTTGGTAGCTCGCATCGATCAAACAAAAATATTTGACCCCTCTAGGCCTAATTTCAATCCAGAAAACTACCCGCCTCAACTTTTAGACGCCACTCCAAGTGAAATAGAATCTTATAACGAAGCTTTCCGAGAGTCGGCCCGAAGAGGACTGGCTTCTGCTTTGTTTGAATCTGTCTGGAAACGATCAAACGTGGAAGACAATGCGGTAACCGGTTTTAGTCCTACCAAGTACAACCGACTTTTGTTCACACCTCTAAGGGAAATTACAGAATTTGGAGGTTTTGGTGGAACTGGGACGATGGAAACATCCCTGATTGACTGGATGGTGGAAAGCAACCTCATTACGAGAGCAGAAAAAGTTAATGCCGAGGAAGCTTTAGCTGCAATGGTGCCTTATGAGGTAGCCGCCAAAATGGGGGATTTGGATGCGTTAATGGTAGAGGGCCAGATGGGCCCAATGATGAGTTTTTACCTGAGCGCACTTGGTTCTGCGGCAGGTAGTAGGGCATATGAAATATTTGGCGGGACTGGACCGGGTCAGCTGGCAGCGGCGGGCGCGGGTGCTAAATATATGCGTGATCTTGCTAACGCTCTACCAGCCATAACCAACGAACAAGTGATGCGACGATTTATGTTGGATCCAGAATTTCTGTCTGTGTGGTTGAAGAAATCAGATAAAGAATTGGAACAACGAAGCTTTTTCAGAGCTGCAACCGAATACCTCGGTCAAACAGGGTTGGGTCACATTCGACGATCCGTACCGGTTGGAACCGAAATTGGTTTGGGTTTTAATCGACCAATGTCGGAAGAGGAGTTTAGAGAGCTAACTCAGGAGCGTTTAGCGGAAAGACGCCGGGCACCTAGAGCAGCTCGTCAAGAGTCCATGAGACAGCGCATTCAACGAGCTTCACCGCAGCCCGCTCCTGCTCCCGAAATACCTCAGATACCGGTAACCGCACCACAGCCCGCGGCCCGTCCTCCACTGGCATCCGTCGATCCGGGCCGTTACCAAATGCTGTTTGGCCCAAACGATCCTAACATGGATATCGTCCAACAGCGATCGGGTCAGCAGGGTGGCATCGGGAGCTTGTTCGGCTAATGGAAGGTTTTTTGGACATGTTAAATCTTTCGCAAGGTGTAAAAGATGCCTTGCGAAGAGGGGATGTAAAGGAGGCTTTTAGTCAGCAGTTTGACGAAACAGTGCCCTCGGACCATCCCCAATATAATTTAGCGGATGCCAGAAGAGACTTCGTAGTTGGTCAAATGCGAAGACCTCAACTGTATGAAGATGAACCGTACGGTGCCTTACTTGACCAAGTTGCACAAGACGTGTCGAGAAACTCTTTCTTGGTGCAACCTAACGACAACTTTGATCCCCGAGGCGTTGCAGGTTTTTTTGACCCGTCAACACTGCAGCTTATTTTCCCCAGAAGCGATGCGGAAGATTTCGCAGCAAGAACTCAGTTCGACCGCCCTTATGACCAAGCAGTGGCCTCAGCTTCCAATATTTATGAGGAAGATGCGGATCCGGAAAAGCGTTCGAGGTACTACCATCCACAACGTGGCGCTTACATGAAACCGCACGAAACAGCCCTTGAGCTGCGAGACAAGTCGGACATGGATGTTTTTATGAATATTGCTCCCGAGGTGTATCGAAACGTATTTTATCCGGAAGAGCAGCCGGGCGACACGATGGTGCTCGCCAATTATGGTTTGTCGGAAGGCGATAGGTTAGAGCCCTTGATGGACATAGACAAAACGGTCGCCTCTCACGAAGCGATACACCGAGCATTTACCTTAACGGGTTACCCAAGAAGAGCTAACTTGCGTAAGGCTTGGGACCAATCCGGAAATAGCACTGAGGGTTGGACGGAGCCGGCTGCGGCTCAGGATAGGCTTCACGGTTTTGAAGAGCTAGCAACAAGGCTCTTAACCGCGGCCGGGGCTAACGACACAGGATTCTTTAGCTCCGCCGCCGATGCGTATTCTATGGCACCTCAATTCGGTTTTTCCTATGACACTAGGGAGAAAGCGGACGCAAAATTCTGGAAGGACATGTTGGACTATACCGACCGGTCTCAGGGTCCTTCCGTTTTAGACACCGCAACGGATTCGTTTATCTTTGACAAAAGCGCTTTGGACAGCTGGGTAACTCCGGCTACGGAGCTTTATTACGAGGGTAGGATCCCTGAGCCGTACGCTACAGAGTTTGCCAACAGGTACTTAAGTCAAGACTAAGACAACCATTCCCGAGCCTCTTCACCTAAAACCTTACCTGCTATGTCGCTCTTCTCCCGAAGGGCTTTCAAGATCTTCTCGTCAATGGTGTCGGGGCAAACTAAGTCTACATATGTTACGTTGTTCTTCTGTCCAATCCGATGAGCGCGGTCCTCGGACTGTAGCCTGATTTCAAGATCGTAGCTGTTGCTGTAATAGATAACAGTGTTTGCCTGTGTCAGGGTAATACCATATCCGCCGGTACGGGCCTGACCAACAAAGAAACGTAGCGGATCTTCGGGGTCCTGAATCCTGTTCACAATTTCTTGACGCTCGTCCTGCGGTGTAGCACCATAATAGGTTGCGACAGTTTCCTCGCCGTATAGCTTAGACAAGTTAGCTGCAATGTTTTTAATGTCGTATGTATATGTTGCCCAAATGATACACTTGCCTTGAGTTTCCTCCACCGCTTCGAGAAGGTGTGGCATTCGGTTGTTGTGTATCGGTTGGATATCGCCTTCGTCCGGCTGAATAAAACCACAGCAAATCTGCTGCATACGCATGATCTGGGTCAAAACACTGGCGGTAGTAGACAGGTCGCCGTTGTCCAGCTTGGCGAGCGCCAGCTTTTTCATCTGTAGATACAACCGCTTTTGTTCTTCCGTAAGAGACACTTCCCTGCGAAGGTAAACTTTCTCGGGTAGGTCCAAGCAATCCTCTTTCAAGATACGGTTGCTAAACTTGTCCAGCTTCTGAGTTAACTCATCCAGCCGGCGATATCCTGTTATCTTGTTAAAAGACCTATGCCCCATGCGCTGGACATGCATTACTGCGTACCTGCCTTGAAAAGCAAAATAGCTTCGTAATCCCAGAGCTTTTTGATCTAAAAAAGAGCACTGACTAAACAAGTCCATCGGGGACTTTGTTACAGGAGAACCCGTCAGTATGCGTCGGTACTTACTAAGGGTCTTTAGTTTAACGATGTTCTTTGTTCTCTTAGCAGCACGGTTTTTAATCGTCGTGCTTTCGTCCACAATCACCATGTTATGCGGGTTGAAGTTTAGAAAATCCATAGCGGCCTGCGCTCCGCGGTTCGTGGAGAAAGCTTCAACGTTCATTACAAATATTTTAAGACCATCGAACGGTTGATCCGTAATCTCTTCCAGCTCTGCCTTGTTCTTGTTTGTCTGCGCGGGTATCCAGCGATAAATCTTGCGCGGTATTCTGTCTGGTAAATGTGTGGGGATTTCTCCCCTCACCCAGTTGTCGTATACGCCCTTTGGTGCAATAACTAACACCGTGTCTATCTTACCCTGCTCATACAAGATGCCGATTGTATCAATGGCGACCTTAGTCTTACCCGTACCCATTTCCATGAACAGCGCGTAATAGGTCGCGGCCCACGAATCTTTGAGCGCTTTCATCTGATGATCATAGGGCTGCGTCTTAAAAACAAAGTCTTTCATTTTTTTCTCCAGAAAGTGATTGACGTGTTTGTTGTATGCGATTATATCTACCTTTGTCAAGGCCATACCAGTGCCTTTAACAACGAAAGAGGTAGTAATGATAGACAACTTAATATCCGAAATGGAAGAGGACTTTGAGGAGACCAGTGCGTCCTCTCTTGAGAAGCTAGACCAATCTGGTCTGTCCTCCATCGCAGCTCTCGCTCGACAAATCCGACAGAAAGAAGAAAGCATTCAACGCCTTGAGCAGGAGCTTAAGGAAGAGAAGAAAGCTTTGGTGAAGCTAACCGACGAAGACATGCCCGGCATGTTGGCGGAGGTTGGTGTATCTTCCTTTGTTCTGGAAGACGGATCGACCGTCGATGTCAAACAGACTTACGGCGCTTCAATCTTGGTCAAAAACCGCGAAACCGCGTTCCAGTGGCTTCGGGACAATGGTTATGACGACATCATAAAGAACAGCGTCTCGACGCAGTTTGGTCGTGGTGAAGATGACGAGGCTCGCAAGTTCCGTGAAATGGCGGCGAGTAACGGGTTTGAAACTCAGCAGAAAACTGAGGTTCATCCCATGACACTTCGTGCGTTTGTGAAAGAGCGCGTGGAACTCGGGGAGGACTTCCCGATGGAACTGTTCGGCGCATGGGTCGGACAAAAAGCTGTAATCAAGAAAGGTAAATAATTATGGCACAAGAACTAGCTAAAACTAAAAAGGCCGAAGTTGCCGCGTTTGATCCGAGCATGTTCGAGCAGGACGCTGGGGTCGGTATGGAGAACCTAGATCAAGATGATCTAGCCCTACCGTTTCTGAAAGTCCTGTCTGGTAACGACCCCGTGCTGGATACAAACGAAGTTGCCCGCAAGGGTGACATCTACAACACCGTGACCGGTGAAGTATACAAAGGCAAAGACGGTGTTCGTGTCGTGCCTTGCGCGTATCAACGCCGGTTCATTCAGTGGGCACCTCGTGGTGTGGGATCAGGTGCGCCTGTTCAGATATACGAGGCTGGCGAAGCGCGTCCTAAGACAGAGCGATCTCCCGACGATAACAAAGAGTATGTTATGGACGGTAGTGGCGACTACATCGAAGAGACGCACCAGCACTACGTCCTCCTGTTGAAGGACGACGGTACTTTTGAAACAGCTTTGATTGCTTTGAAGTCAACACAGTTGAAGAAGTCTCGTAAGTGGAACTCGATCATCGCATCGCGGACCATGCAGGGTAAGAACGGACCCTTCACACCACCTCGTTTCTCTCACGTTTATCACCTGAAGACGATTAGCGAAGAGAACTCTAAGGGCAGCTGGCACGGTTGGGAAATGTCGTGCGAAGGGCCCGTTTCCGAGGCGTTTATGTACAAACGCGCTAAGGAGTTTGCGGGTAGCATCACTGCCGGCGAGGTCGTGGTCAAACACGCCAACGAGGACAACTCCGCCTCCGACAACTCGGACATCCCGTTTTAAGCTAACCGATTGGTGGGGGGAAACCCCCACCATTTTTGGAGGATCTCAATGTCAGTAAAAAAGTTTATGTCTATCTTCGATGGCCTACAGCAGGCTTACGGATACTTCCGGATAGACAAAGAAAGCTCCTCGGGCAAAAGCGTGGGCAAGGCAGGCATACTGCGCGAACCACGGACCACGGACCTGTGGGAGCGTCACCTGTCGGGGACAGGAAATGGTTTGGGTATTATTCCCATCAACGAGGACAACGCCTGTAAATGGGGTTGTATAGATATCGATCAGTACCCTTTGGACCACACAGCGCTGATAGATAAGATAAGGAAGCTCAAGCTTCCTTTAGTTGTCTGTAGGTCTAAGTCCGGCGGAGCACACTGCTTCCTGTTTTCCAAGGACTGGGTAGACGCAAAAGATTTCCAGAAGGCGCTCAAGTGTATGGCGTCAGCTCTAGGTTACGGGGAAAGTGAGATCTTCCCTAAGCAGGTTGTCCTGCACCTTGAACGGGGTGACGTGGGTAACTTCCTGAACCTGCCTTATTACAATGCAGAAGAAGGGCTTCGCTACGCTTTTCTAGATGATGGAACATCCGCAACTCTGGATGAGTTTTTTGATCTGCACAAAAAGTACGCTCAGACAAAGGAGCAGATAACCAAGCTTCAAGTTGTAGATACCGGAGAAACAAAGGTCTTGGCCGACGGACCACCGTGCTTACAGGTTTTGTGTAAGAACAAGGTCAGCGAAGGTGGTCGCAACAACGGCTTGTTTAACATCGGGGTGTATCTGCGTAAGGCTTTTCCAGACAGCTGGGAAAGTGAGATCTTGAACTACAACATGCAGTACATTGACCCTCCCCTGCCCCTAGCAGAAGTTAATGCGGTAGCGAAGCAGGTGGAGCGTAAGGATTACGCATACAAGTGTAACGACGCGCCGATAAACTCTCATTGCAACAAGGAGTTATGCTTTACCCGTAAGTTCGGGGTAGGGACGGGCACACAAGGTGCGTCCATTGCAAACCTGCGTAAATATAACTCGACACCACCCGTCTGGTTTATGGACGTCAACGGTGAGCCGCTGGAGCTGGACACAGATGCCCTGCTTCACCAGCCTACCTTCCAGAAGGCTTGTATGGAGCAGCTCAACCACATGCCGCGATCGGTGGCGAAAGTGCAGTGGGAAGGTCGGATATCTACCCTCATGAACGAGATGAAGCAGAATGAAAGCAGCATCATCGAGGTGGCTCAGGACGCTAGCGTAAGCGGTCAGTTCTATGATTATCTGGAAGAGTTTTGCCGTCACCTACAGCAGGCTCAGGATAAGGAAGAGATCCTTCTGCGTAAGCCTTGGACCGATGAAGAGGCGGGTAAGACCTACTTCCGTCTAAAAGACTTTGAGGGCTTCTTACGCAAGAACAAGTTCAGCGAGTACAAGACCCATAAAATAGCACAGCGTTTACGTGATATTAATGGAGAAAGTACTGTTATTAGGATTAAGTCGCGTAGCGTTCGTGTCTGGGAAATACCTGCGTTCGACAGCTCGGATGTGTCTATCCGCACACCACGGTTCGGGACGGAGGCCCCGTTCTAATGACCCCCGCGGATTACATTCGTCGGAACAAGAAGATCTACGAAATGTATCTAACACGCATGACTATGACTGCTATCGGGGCTCGCTTTCACATTAGTAGAGAGCGGGTCCGACAAATTATCCGGAGGTTGGAGAAAGATGTTTAGAATATTTGGGCCGCCCGGAACGGGTAAGACGACGACACTGTTGAACATGGTCGATGACGCACTGGCCTCGGGCATCGCCCCAAACCGGATTGCGTTTTTTGCATTTACAAAGAAGGCCGCAAACGAAGCTAGAGAACGTGCGTCGGCTCGCTTCAACCTCGACCCCAAAAAAGATCTTGTATACTTTCGGACCCTGCACAGTATGGCTCTGGCGATGACGGACATCCAACCCACGCAGGTAATCCAAGATTCACATTACAAAGAACTGGGCGAGGCGATCGGCGTAAGGTTTGGCAACACCTCTTCGTACAATGCCGACAACGAGGTGGCGTCAGCAATAAGCTCCAGCGATCCCGTGCTGGGTCTGATAAACCTAGCCAAGCTAAGGAAGGTGGGTCTTCGGGAACAATACAACCTTAGCAACCTGAACGTGGACTGGAACGTGGTGAGTTACATTGATGAGTGTCTTACTAAGTACAAGCAAAGCATGGGTCTCTACGATTTCACAGACATGCTACAGGTGTTTATAGACCAGTCCGACCAGTGCTGCCCCCGTTTCGAGCTTACCTTCTTAGACGAAGCGCAGGACCTGTGCCCCATGCAGTGGGACATTGCCCATATTTTAGACAAGAACAGCAACCGTATGTACGCGGCAGGAGATGACGACCAAGCTATTTATCGATGGGCCGGTGCGGACGTGGACCACTTCATTAACCTAGAAGGCGGTTCGGAAACACTTAGTCAGTCATATCGTGTTCCTAGTCGTGTTCACGAAGTGGCAGAGAACGTCGTAAAGAGAATTACAAAAAGATTTCCTAAACGATATGAGCCGAGGGCAGAGACGGGGCAGGTATCGCGCATAAATATGGTGTCCTCACTGGACATGTCTGACGGCTCATGGCTTATATTATCGCAGGCTGCGTACCACCTTCAAGGCGTCGCAAACGACCTTAAATCTTCCGGATACCTGTTCAGTCACCGAGGTAATAGATCCATTAGCGAAAAGATTAGCGACGCGGTAAACGGCTGGGAACAGTTACGTAAGGGCATGACGATCTCCGGCGAGAACGCCAGAAAAGTTTACGCCTACATGTCGTTGAAGAACCGCGTAAAAAAAGGTTTTAAGAAGCTGCCGGCCTTAGCTGACGAAGATCAGGTAAGCTTGGAAGTTTTGCAAAAAGATCACGGTCTGGTCGCCACCATAGATATGATCTGGAGCGAGGCTCTGGATAAAATCCCCGAGAGTGAACGGGCCTACATCACAGCTATGCTGAGACGAGGCGAGAAGTTCAACGGAGTGCCCCGTATCTCAACATCCACGATCCACGGGTCAAAAGGCGGGGAGGCAGATAACGTCGTATTGATCACGGACCTCAGCCCAGCTGCCGATGACGACATGCGCGTCAACCCCGATGACATACACCGTGTGTTCTATGTGGGCGTTACGAGAACCAGAGACAAACTATACATTGTCGAACCCGAAGATGTTACAAGGAGCTACTACATATGACGCGGGAAGAAATCCTAGACCAAGCATTGAACCTAATCACCGGTGACAGGGCGAAGCAATACGGCAACGCCAAGGATAATCATCTCGCAATCGCTACTGGCTGGAACCACATTGTTCAAAAAGCTTACAAGACACACGGGACGCTGACGCCGGAACACGTAGCTTTAATGATGGACTGGTTGAAAACATGCCGACTTCTGACAGACATCCAACACGTTGATTCATGGGTGGACAAGGCGGGTTATACCGCGCTCGGCGGTGAAATCGCTACAAAGGATTAACCATGGCAAATCTTCAGATGGCTATGTTCGCGCCGAAAAGCGAATGGGTTCCTCCGCTAGAATTACCCGACATTACATCCGCCGGTAAAATAGCTATAGATGTCGAGACCCGAGACCCAAACCTCAAGGCCCACGGGCCGGGCTGGCCTACGGGTGACGGAGAAGTCGTGGGCTATGCAATAGCTGTTGACGGGTGGTCTGGTTATATCCCTGTAGGGCACCTTGGCGGTGGCAATCTCGATAAACGGATCGTCAACCGGTGGCTTAAGAAGGTGTTTGAGTGCCCTGCGGATAAGATCATGCATAACGCACAATATGATCTAGGCTGGATACGTCAGATGGGTTTTCAGGTTAACGGCCGGATCATCGACACAATGGTTGTGGCGTCTCTGCTGGATGAGAACAGGTTTTCTTTCAGCCTCAACGCGCTAGCCTATGAGCACCTAAACAAGGTTAAATCAGAAAAAGGCCTGAACGAAGCCGCACGGGAGTTTGGCGTAGATCCAAAGGCCGAGATGTGGAAGATGCCGGCGATGTACGTCGGACCGTACGCTGAGGGTGACGCCGAGCTAACACTTGAACTGTGGAACTACCTTAGCGGTCAGCTGCACCGCCAAGATCTTTGGCAGATCGCTAACCTAGAACTGGACCTGCTACCATGTCTCGTGGATATGACCATGCGCGGCGTTCGAGTAGACACAGACCGCGTCGAACGGACCAAGGACTATCTACTCAAGAAAGAGAAAGAGGTCCTGAAGCAGATCAAGCACATTACCGGATCAAATGTCGAGATCTGGGCAGCACAGTCACTAGCCAAGGCTTTTGATAAGCAGGGCATCTATTATCCCAAAACAGATAAGGGGTCGCCAAGCTTCACCAAGTCCTTCCTGTCCGACAGCGAGGAGCCGCTAGCTAAACTGGTGGTGCAGGCTCGCAACCTGAATAAGACCAGCGGCACATTCATCAATACAATCATGAAGCACTGCCACTCGGACGGGCGCATCCATAGCCATATCAATCAGATTAGATCTGATGACGGCGGGACCGTGTCGGGTCGTATCTCAATGAACAACCCTAACCTGCAACAGATCCCTGCCCGAGATCCAGAAATCGGGCCGATGATACGAAGCTTGTTTCTGCCAGAAGAGGGGGACCAGTGGGCGGCCATTGACTTCTCGCAACAGGAACCACGGATCTTGGTCCACTATGCTTCGGTGTACGGTAAGTCTCGTGGTATTCCATTGAAAGGGGCCGAGGAGTTTGTTGACGGGTACACGAACAACCCAGACATGGACTTCCATACAATGGTCGCGGAAATGGCCGGCATCGGTCGTAAGCAGGCTAAGACTATTAATCTGGGTATGATGTATGGCATGGGTGTTAACAAACTTGCCGGCGAGCTGGGTATCGAGACCGACGAGGCGAAAGGTCTGATCAAACAGTATCATGAGCGCGTTCCGTTCGTGAAAGGTCTGATGACTGGTGTGCAGAACAGATTGAACGAGAGATCTAGCGAAGGCTCTCTGCGCTCCATACTAGGCCGTAAGTGCCGTTTTGATCTCTGGGAGCCCGATACGTTCGCAATGAACAAAGCGCTGCCCTACAAG